TTAATTTATCTTGTACATCCATCAAATTCTCCTATATGTATTTATAATAGTTAAATTATTAACTAAAGTAAGGTATTTTGTAATTAGTTCCGCCTATATCAATAACTATATGTCCTACCGGATTTGCTACTATATCAGAATGCAGGGACCAATTACCAGATGAAGTGGTTACAGAAGACGTATTGCCCGCCCATGCTACTACATTAGCTGATCCTAGAAAAGCTTGGCGAGCCACTGAATTAGCAATAAAAGCTGCTTCTGGATGTACGTTAATTCTTAGATCAGTAGTACTAGTATTAGAAACTGTTACAGTAGCACCAACAAAGTTTAACGTATGAATAGCAGTAGCTACTGTAGTACCTTCTTCTTTTATAGTTATAGCAGATACTATACTGTTAGCTTCCCATTTGCCTTTAGCATGACTATATACTAGACCATAACCATCCATACTTGCACCAGGTGTTCTTACTGTATTATAGTCTACATCATCTAGTTTATATAGTAGTACTTCACCACCACCTGAAGAGCTACCGCCACCAGATAGGGCTAATCTTGTTACTTGAGAACTGATGCTATCTCTAAAAGTTTTTAAACTATCTTCTAGTTCTGTTTGTAAAGGTTTTAGGTCAACAAGTCTACCATCTGCGCCTTCTTGTCCAACAGGACCTATTTCGCCTTGAGACCCTCTATCACCTTTTTCTCCTCTCGGACCATACGGGCCCGCGATACCCTTCTCTCCTTCAGGTCCTTTCTCGCCTTTTTCGCCTTGATCACCCTTAATTCCATCAATCCCTCGTATACCAACGGGTCCTGATTTACCTGTGAGGCCGATATTTCCTTGATCACCTTTGTCTCCTTTCACACCTTCAGCGCCGACAAGACCTTGTTCGCCTAGAGGTCCAATAGGTCCTACAATACCCTGTTCACCGATTAAACCTTGTTTTCCTTGTCCACCTCTTGGACCTATTACTTTACCAACATCTAATTTTTCACCATCAGAAAAATCTAATACTAAATTATCTTCATATATACCTGCTTCGATTAAAGCATTACCGCTGTTTCCTTTATCACCTTTTTCGCCTTGTTCTCCTTTAGGACCAACTGCTTCAACAATGACAGGTTTTGCATCATCACCAGAATCGCCTTTAGGACCAATTGGGCCTTCAGGACCTTTGATAATTTTGATATTATCCAACTGTTCTTGAATAGACAAAAATCGGCTATTCATTTCTTTTTTAGAAATTTTTACTGCGGCCGCTAGAACTTTGGCTTGTATAAGTTCTTTCATTATTCTTCCTCGTCATCCAACTCTATAGTATCTAACATCGATGACATTTTCGTAATAAGCTTTCGATCTTCTTCACTCATTTCTAAAGGTTTGAATTCTTCTTCTTGTGCGACCTCTTCTGGTTCGTTATCATCTTCAACATTATCATCTTCGTTTTCATCGTTCATAGGACTATCTGGGTCTTCTTCTTCGGCTTTAATTTCTTTATCCATTTCTTCTATATCTTCTTCAGACATATGAAGAACATTTTTACGAATCCAAGCCAAAGAATAATATTTACCAACAAAACCCTCAATCTCGTTAGCAAGATTTAATCTTTCACGAAGTATTTCAGATTCTTTTAATTCTGAATAGTAATTGTCATGAGAGAATTGAAAGGAGATACTCTCACGAATCTTTTGCCAATCTTTACGATTGATAACGCCTTTTAACACCAATTGAATTTCTAATAGTTCATCAAATATTTGAGTGAAACGGTTACGCAATCTTTTAATAAATTTAGAGAATTTTAATTCATCACGGGTAATTTCGCCGCCTCTACCTAAATTAAATGTATTTTCTGTCTCTAAACGAGTAACGGGTACATTAAGAGCCTTATACAACTTACGACGGAAATAGTCTACATCATCCATTTCACCTAGATTAGTACCACCGGGCAAAGTTTCGATTTGAGTACCTCTGCCACCTTCTCGTCTAGGTAGCCAAAAGTCTTCTAGCATAGTCATAAATTTACGATCATCTCTAACTTCACCCGTAGTAGCATCATAAACTAGACGATTTTTATACTTGGCCATCATATTAGCTAAGTATTGTTCTGCTTTTGCTGGTGGTAGATTGCCCACATCGATATAAAAGATACGTCTTTCTGGCGCTCTAGATAGACGATAAATTACAGTAGCATCTTCCAACATCCGAAGTTGATTTAGAGGCTTGATAGCTTTGTGTAGATAGCCTAGAATGAATTGATTATTAGGATCTATTACACCACTAGTCACATGACAGATAGAATCTTTTGCTACCTTAATACCACTTTGAGTACCAGCAGTTCCAATGCCTTTTGAGTAATATATATAGTATTCATTGTAACCAGATTCAATAGGAACTTTAGTACGAGGATCGACAGTAGTAATATTCTCTCGAATTTTCTTAATTTTTCTAGGGTCTATCTTACGTAATTCTGCAATACCTTCTCTGGGTTTAGCATCATTTATCATAATGTGGTAGTACAAACGACCATCTACATACCACTGTTTAAAGATATCATAGCCGTTAGCATTGAAATCTAGAAGTTTTAAAACATTATAAAATTCTTGTCTAATTTTTGTTTTAATAGTATCAGAGTACTCTAAATCGTCTAAAATAATATCTACTGGCAGGGCATCGTCAATAACAATAGCTTCATTGACGATATCTTCAATAGCACTATCACATTCGGGTTGCATAGCCATAGTACGATACCGAGAGACTAGATCTGCTTCTGATTTAGTAGTGCCTTCTAGATCGACATATGTACCATATACGCCTCCAGCAGCTACTTCTACTGCTCCATCATCATGTGCTGGTGGCACAAATGATTTTACTGTATCAGCGACTTCTTCTTCTTTAGTCTTTGCGATTGTGAAACCAAATAATTCTACTGCCATATATCACACTTCCTAGTATTATAGATTGTATAATTCTATTTATGTTATGAAAAAACGGCGGTCATGAAGTAACCGCCGTTTTTTTACTTATATACTATCTCTCTATGAACATTACGTTTAGCCAGTAATCTGTAGTGCTTCCCAATAGTCTACAGAGAACGACGCTTCAAAAGTTTCCATCGCATCATTGGTACCCCAATCTAGAGCAATTGCGCCAATGCTTAGTGGAAAGAGACCGTGCATAGTATAAGTGCGAAGAGGGTCTCCACTTTTGCCGAAGTGAGTTACTGTAGCAGTGGACTTGTATGCCGAAGCACTGTTGTAAGCAACATCTCTTACATTGCTTTGTAGACCATTAATCTTCTCAGACCAATCTTCTAAGGCTGCACGAATAGCAAAGTTTTCGTCATTAATAACAGTAACTGACCAATCAGCGACTGTTCTGTTACCAGCAAACTTAACAGGCCGCCCAAAGTAATTTTGGGTAGCCACACCTATAGTAGATTCAGGAATACTTGAAGCCTGAATCATGAAGGCGCTCTGTAAGGTTTGTGACAGATTGACGGGGTTGTGAAGCATCACTTGGAATAGATTGGCTCTTGCACCCCCTCCTGCCAACGCTCCTTGAAATCCAGAAATATTAAATGCCATTTTGACTTTCTCCTTATCTTTTAATTATTTATATTAGACTTGGCCAACTACTTCACTAAATTCAACACCAGTTCGTACTGCAACGAAGTTTAGCTGAATGAAGTTGATAGAACGAGCAGGTTTGATGAAAATATCACCGACGAACTCATTACGGTCAATGACTTCGGAAGTATTATTAGATTCGTCACACACTACTCTAAAGTCAAATATGCCTCTACGGCCCTGTACATCGCGGAGGAATGGGTCAACGAGATTGACAAAGTTTGCTCTAGTGAATTCATCATTGAACTCAAAGAGGGTAAACTTAGCAGCCGTAGAAATAGCTTTTTCTAATACAATAAAGAGTCTTCTTACGTTAATTCGATCAAAAGCACTGGGTTTAGCTAACATAGTCTTATCACCGAATAGAACAGTACCTTGTCCTGGGAATGTAGTTACAGGATTTACACCGCTTTTATAAAGAACGTCTCTTTCTGATTTATTAGGATTAAATGCTAGTTTAATAACATTTTTAATTTGGCCTCTATTGAAACCAGCAGGTGAATACCATGGATCACGTTGTCTATCAGTTCTTACCATCGTACCAGCAGTATCACCATTTAAGGGAATATTTCGATATAGATCATTAAACTTATCATACTGATACTTCCAACCAGAGTCAAATACTGCGTATGAGCTTGATGGCAGAGAGTTACGGAATGCAACAATATCTTCTGCTTCAGATCCAGAGAATCGTGAGTTATCTACAACATCAGCCTTCTCAGGTGAAAGTACTGCTAAACA